AAACTGTAAAGTTACATCAGATCCTTCGGTGTAAACTCCGCTTCCAGTTGTAATTTTAGATAAATCTGTAGAATCGGCATCAAAAGATGTTTGGAACTCATGGATATTGTTCGTGGTAAAAGATCCTTCATAATAACCAGATGTAGAGATATCACCAGCGGTTGTTCCAATGCCTATTTTTGTTGGTGATGAATTAGTTCCTCCGATATATGTAGCATAAAAAGCCGCTTTATATTCTTTATTTTTCTCTGTTTTATATAAATTGGAGCCTCCTACATTAACGTAAGGTCCACTTTCCGACCTTAAATCTCCGATAGGAGTGGTCCCACCGATAACTGTGGCTAATCCAGTATAAAGATCAGGTTCAGTCCCTCCTATGGATACAGGTAAAATCGACCACCCACCAGCTCCAATCGCACTTACAAACTCAACATCTGTCCATGCTTTAGCGGTTGCTGTAGCATGTAAATATCCCCCTGCTCCTGTAGCTCCAGTAGCAAATTCTCTAGCTTCTTTTGCGTATGCAAAAGCCGCCCCAGTCTTGGGTATTTTTAATACTGCGTAGCCTGTTTGGTTCATTATAGGATTGTTATTCTATCTAAAAATGATTTAGAAAATGTTAAAGATTCTTCATAAAGAACAAATATCCCTGACGATGAATAATCAGAATCAAAATATGCGTCAACACCATCACGATTTGCTCTATTTCCTAATGCATTCACTTTAAAGTTATATACACCCACCTGATTAAGCCCTGTAAATTCTCCTCCAGTAATTGTCTTTTCTACAAATTCACTCGCAGATTGTCCATTAGGCAAATCTAAAACCATATTGTATCCTGTGACATGGCTAACCGCGCCCCACATCCCTGTGATAGTGAAGGTTCCATCTGAAGCATTAGGAAGTCCTGTTGTAACATTGTTAAGAACGGGAGCATCTAATGTTTGATATGTGACTCCATTAATTGTTTGAGCTACTTGATAGCTAAAAGTATTTGCCTCGTTTTCGATACTTATATTTTTATCGATTAAATTAAACTTTCCTGTATCGTATTTCGTAGCAGTAACTAAGTATTCATTGGTAGCTTCTTCCTTCATGGAAATAACTTTATAGAAAAATGGACTTGCTTGTTTAATTTCAAATTTAGCAGGGCTACCTAATTTGACAAAAGGCAATATGCTTGGATCATTGAAACCAGAAACTATAGATCCATAATCTTGGTCTATAATAGCTCCTGTAACACTTAGCATAGATATTTGATCTGGGCTTTGTGAAGAAATTTCAGATTCAGTTATACCTCTTGTCGAAACTTCCAAATTAGTTATACCACTAAATATATTAGCGGCCCCTCTTGTCCTATTTGCCATATTATATATAGCTAATTTACCAGTGTTTAAATCGGATAATGTTTGAGTCCCTGTTAATTCAGATATGAAATCTCCAGATCTTAAATCAATAGGGCTTGCTCCTGTTCCAGAGGCGAAAACCCATCCTATTGTTATTGGATCAAAGTAAATCATTGTGCCGCTTTCGGGTAGACCTGTATAAGCTGCGTATTGCTGGAATCTAGGATCTTCTTTTCCTGTGGCTTCAGGATATCCTTGAGTATAACGAGAAAAACCATATTCTCCTGTGTATCTGACATAATCAGCGGAGTCCATGCCAGTTACTGTAAAGCTGTCAAACCTTTGCCTTATAGTGTTAGCCGTTTGTTCTAATTCTTCATAAGAATCAGAACCTGTAGGATTGTAAACACTCAAGACTCCAGTCATTGATGAAGATTTGAATTGGTTTGTTAACCTAATAGTCTCTGCTTCTAAATCTACAGCTAATACCTTCCCGAAATTTGCTATATTAGTTTTTAGTTCATCTTCGATTATAACGAGATCCCCAGGCTTACATAACAAACTTTCTAGTCCTGCGGTAAAGGCAACTTGTTGATTCTCTTTTATTTTGGAGAATATTTGGTGTTGTGCGGTTCTCCGAGCCATCGCTCTAGATGTGATACCAATACCTTCTATTTTTTTCTTAAAAATACCGCGCTCTTTAATATCTTCTTCGTCTTCTACGACCTCTATTTTAGGTGAAAAATTATCGAATCGATCCCTATATCCGACTTCTATGCAGTTAAACTGTTCATCTCTTCTGTTATTAGAGTAAAAGAACATTCCGTCTTTGACGCTTTCGTTTGTAAACAAGTTGACTGCTCCTCTAGGTCTATCGTCTACAAAATTAATTTCTGAATTACTAAAGAATGTTCTACCTCTGAATAAAGATGCAATTGTGTTTATTGCGTCAAAAATTTTCTGTCCTTTATCGAATACAATATTGCAAGAATATCTAGGCTCCTTACCTCCTCTTCCATCAGTTACTCCTTCAAAATATCCTTGTTCGTCTACAGCGTCACAAAATCTTCCTATTTTGTATAACTGCCACTTATTAATAGTATCACTGTCTATATGAGAACCCATCCCATACCTAGAACTTGTAAGCAAATCATATAAAATCCAAGCAGGGTTATCTGTCCATATTAATTGATCTCTAAAAGATCCATCCCAATCTCCTTTGTAAATTAACTTATCCCGTCTAGGTGTATTATCGAAAAGTTCTTGATTATTATAATACCTTTTATCTTTTCCTCTTTTAGTGGGGAAGTAATTACTCGGGACTTTAACTTTTTTTAATTTACAGTCGAAGCTTCTTCTTGGTATAGAACCAAAAGCCCTTGAATCTAATTTTGTTCCTACTATAGCAGAGTAAGGGTAGGGAAGATTGACTTGAATTATCTCTGTTACTTTTTTTACACTAATTTCTTTAGCTAATAAAGTAGAGTTAGTTTCGAAAGAAAGTTTAGTAATTTTTACATATCTTTTTTCGCTGGTGTTTTGTTCTAAAGCTCCAGCTTCTATACCCACTTCACCATCAGCGCTCAAAACCTGCTGATTTCTTGCTTTAGCTTTGGGTAATTCAAAAGGTTTAGCTAAATAGCCACCTTCATCATCATCTACGCTACCAATCTCAATTACAAATTCTCTACTACTCGCAGCTTTGTAATCGGGATTTCCTATATCAATTAAGGTATTTCCTTCGATAAGAGCTACAATACGATACGTGTATTCTCTATGTATGCTAAGACCTCCATTTTCTCGTATGGTTCCTGTTTCTACTCTAATGTTAAGAACTGATGGGAATGTAGTTCCTATAGATAAATCTTTATGAGTTCTTCCTGTCCTTACATTTGATGTATCTGTAATTAAAGTATCTTTTAAAGATCTTACATCTAGAGTGACAAATACGTGCTCTACGTTAGGATTATATATTGTGTGTACAACAGGTATTTCTTTTTCATCAAAATTTGCCAATGAATTTTCTCCCCAATTAGAATAATTTTTGTTTCCTCGGGAAGCCCTAACATCATCACTCCCTTCATTTAAAGGTAAACGATCATCTCCTAAAGCTGTATTATAATTATCTGCAAATTCGGATAAGACCGCTGCTCTAGTCAACATACGTGTATTACGAGAAATTCTTTGCGGCGCATTTTCTTGTCGAGTAACGCTTTGTCCAAAGAGATCGACATCGTTTACAGATATCATAGGTGCAGTACCAAAAGGTCCGAAAAGTTCTCTGTCGTAAACATGATCGATAAAAATTCTTCTAAAATAACTAAATGGATCTTGTGACTCTTCTCCTTTTTTAAATTCAGCTAAGACATTACTATAATTGTATTTTAAATTAGTCGTATCGAAATTATTAACAATAGCATCTGTTTCTATAATAGAAGAGCCATCTATATTAAGAGTTTTTGCAAAGTTAAGAGAATTTAAATCAGTTAATGCTTCAATTACTTGAATAGGTATTTTAAAAGTGCAAGCATAAAAGGACACGTAAATTGAGTCTGCTAATTTGACTTCTAAACGATCTTTTTCGATTGGAAACTCAAAAATCAAAAACCCATGCATGTTTCCATTCAGAGTACCATCAGCACTAATTTCTGGGCATGTTACATCT